CATTCAAGTTGATAGCTGATTTGTATGCTGAGAATTTACCTCTCGCCAATAACATTGAAATACGCAATAGGCTAAAAACAATAGTTCCTCCTGCAATCATTGAAGCAGGAAAGACAGGCGACATGCCGCAATCTAATCAACCAAGTCCAGAACAGCAGGCAATGCAGCAGCAAATGCAAATGCAACAACAAGAGATGCAGCTCAAAGCCAAAGAAGTAGAGCTCAAAGAGAAGGATATTGAATTAAAGCAACAGAAAATAATCATGGATGCTCAGATTGAGCTACAGAAATTAGAGGCAGAAAAATTACAAGTAGCAGGCCAGATTCAAGAGCAGGAGCTCAGATACATGGCCGAAACTGAAAGGACTCAAAGTGATGCGGCAATTTCGCATGCTGATAATTTAGTTAAGATTTTGACAAGCAAGATTCCAGAATAAAAGTATACGGGGCTAATTTCCTATATTTTTGAGTTTCTTGCCCGAAAAATTTTTAATTTTATACTATTTGTACAAAAGTTTTTAATTTATAAGGATATAAGTTATGGCTACAGAAACAAGCAGCATAGATGATATGCTGACGGGCAGCACTGTTCAGAATTCACAGCACCCAGCACCAGAGGTTTATGACGAACCTGAGTCAAGCAATACTGAATATGAAGAAGAAAGTACTGCAGAAACGCTTTCTACAGAAACCCATGATGAGCCAGAGACCGAAGATGAGAGTGATAAAACTGAGCCCAGAGAGCTTGACGATTATGGTAATGAAAAGGCTGCAGCGCGAACTTACACAGAAGAAGAAGTTAATGAGATGTTTCGCAAGCGATACAAACGAGGGAACCAGCAGCAGCAACCTGAACAGCAGCAGTATCAGCAACCAATACAACCAACACAGCAGCCAAGTGGACAATTCGAGTACAATCCCGACTCAGGAGATAACTGGCAGCAACAGTTAGAACAATTCGTTGAGCAAACAATAGACAGAAGAACTCAGCGCCAGGTCTCTCAGCAATACCAACAACAAGAGCAGGAAGCAGCAACACAATTTAGAGATAAATTTGAGCGCGGCATGGACAAGTTCTCGGACTTCTATGAAGTGGTGGCTCAGCAACCCGTCGATGAAGCAATGACTTTAGCCCTACGTGGCATTAATGACCCGGCTTCATTCATCTACGCAGCAAGCAAACGCCATCCTACTGAGCTTCAAAGAATCGCTAATCTACGAGACCCCTACGCAAAAATAACTGAAATGGGAAAACTTGAAGAGCGCATGCGCAAAACCGCAGCTGCTACTAAAGCACCGCGCCCTGTTGGTCGAAGCACCGAAGATGCGCCAGTAAAATTCAAAGAGAAAGGCAAAGGCCCTGATTCTGAAGGGTATCTAGAAGCATTAATCAAACAGTCTGAGAATAAAAAAATAGCGCTAATGCGCCAGAAGCGAGGTAAATAATGGACGAAATAATTGCTGCCATCAATAAAGAAATAGAAGCTCTAAAAGTCACTGAAGAGCAGATTAATTATTATCGAGTTAAGGTTAAAGAATGGGATATGAAGATGTCTTCTTTAAGGAATATGAGTCTTGAGGTGCATAAAGTAGTCAATAAATAAAAAAGCCCGGCTAACTTTCGCAGGTTATTCCGGGCCTTCTCCTTTGACTTATAACAGAGGAGTTACAAATGAAATCAACAGATGGATAGTATCAAGATTCTGATTTTTTGGCAAATTGCTGATGTTTTTTGAGATAATCTACTGCAGATTGTAATATTAATATCGAATCTTGAAATGCACCCAATGAAACATTACATTTATGACATAAAAGACCCCTTATAGCGCCTGTCTTATGACAGTGATCTATAGCTAATCTTTTTTTATTATTATTTTTTACAGATATAGATACTTCTTCTGCTTTATTACATATTGCACAAAGACCTTTTTGGATTTCCATTAAATCAAAATAGATTTCTTTAGATATTTTTTTACCATCTTTTGTTAAATAAAAATTCTTTTTGTATCCATTTCTAAATGAAGGAGGATTTGCAGCATTAAATCTATCATTTCTATCTTTACAACATAATCTGCATGATAGCCAATCTTTACCAGGGCTTCTTTTATATACTTGGATTGCTTTTAATTCACCATGCTTTTTACAAATCTTTAGAATTCCATTCGGAAGTTTTGGTGCTGTAGGTAATTCAAATGATTTATATCTAGACCATCTTACTCGATGTAATTGACATATTTTTCTATGTTGCTTCTCGTCCCTTAAACGATCACAACCAGGGACTATACAAATATCCGGAACCATAAACACCTCATCAAAGTCATCGTTAATAATAAGCGTCAGGGCAGCAGATGAATCTGCCTTTTCGCTCCGTCGAGCTAGACGGGCGCATTATAGTCGATTTGACAAAAATTACAACTGGTAATATCCTGTTTTATGACGAGTAGTAGTGCAAGTTCCGTCACTTGCATATTGAATATTGGCGAGTACGTTAGTCTTCCGCCGGACAATAGATAGTAAAGGTGCTCAATTAATGAGCGTTAATATAATCATTGTTCGTACAGGGAGTACAAACCATGGCCAATGTGTTCAGAGAAACCCAGTATGTATTAGACGACGTCTTCGTGCGCTTCTGGAATTCGCTCGCTTTCGCACGCACAGCTAACAGAAACCTAGAAGGCGACTTCAAAAATCTAAGATTCGCAACTGGACAGACCATAGATTACCGCTTAGAAGAGCGATACCTTGCTGGTGAAGGGGCTACAGCAACATCTGAAGCACGTGTTCAAGTAATTCGACCGCTATCAATTACCAAACAATTCCGCACCATGATTGAATACACAGGATTCAACCTGACATTCGATCGCGCCCGTGATGAACCCTATTTAGAAATGGCAAACGCGCCTCGTGCAAAACGCCTAGCCAACTTGGTAGAAAAGTTCATTGCAGCAGACAATTTTCAGCTACAAACTTATCAAGCAGTAGGAACACCAGGCGTTCCGGTTGATTTTAATACAATATTAGAAGCCGATGCCTACATGACAGAACTTGCGATTCCTGAAGATGGAAAGCGCTATTGTGCTGTTGCTCCTCGTGTTGCCGCCTCTTTATCCAATGACCTATATAACGTTTTCAATATGACTGTTAACACGGGCGCTTTGATTGATGGGTTTATCGGACATTTAGCCGGATTTGACTTCTTTAAGACTAATTTCTTGACTCGTCAGATTGCTGGAGCAGGTCAACTTGGGGGCTCTCCTCCCGCAGGATTCTTGCTGGCAGGAACCGTAACAGGTGGGCCGATAGTTTCTGGAAATACAATCTCAGTAACTGGTTTAGGGCAAGCACCAGGAACCGTTGTATTTAACGAAGGCGATATTATTGAAGTGGATGATGCCTCAGGCGTCTTTATGGTTAATCCACTGACTTATCAGTCATTGCAGCAGAGAGCTCAGTTTGTAGTTACGGCGCAAGTAATTTCTGCTGGTGGCAATACCGCAACAATTCCTGTTAATCCAACAATTGTCATCTCTGGAGCAAGACAAAACATTTCTGCTGCTATCCCAGATGGTGCTCAAATGTTGCTTCGTGCAGACCATAATGTATCTCTAGCCTACCACACACAAGCAGTAGTCTTTGCAGCTCCACCAATTAAAGAACTACGCGGCGGTGTTGAAGCGGTCACTCGTTATTCAGACCTATACAAACTAGCGATGACTTATAGCTTAGGTGCGGATATCCGCAACTACGAGCAATTAGACCGTATCGATGTGATATGCGGCGTTGCGATTAACCCTGAGTTCGCTGTTCGTATTTGTTCATAATAACAAACCATGCCGGACAACCGTAAAATTTAGACCTGTCCTGCATGGTTGCTTCAAGGATAACAAATGGAAGTAACCTACAAAGGACGAACCATGTGCTGCGATGATTTCAGAACATGGATATATGGAAAGAACGACACAAAGAAACTAGTGAATTCATGGAGCGAGTACGAAGACCATATTAACGGTGGCGAATGGTACTCAACCAAAGAAGAAGCCGAAGCTACGCCAAAACAAGAAGAGGTTGTAGTAATCAAGCCGAAGGGACGAAAAAAAGGCGGTAAATAATGACATACACAGTCAGGGATTTTCTGTTCCAAACTTATCGCCTAATCAACGCGAGCAATCCCACAACGCCTCTTCACGGAGATGACCAGAAGTTAGGCATACAAGTACTTAATCAGTTGATTCAATATTATGCCAGTACTGGATTAATGCTTACTATTGCTAATACTTCGTCATGTAACTTATCTGTGGGGCAAACAGAAGTGATTGTCGGGCCATCGACCTATGTGCCAACGCCTGATATTCCTTTGGGGAGATTGGCCAATCTAGACAGCGCATGGCTATTATTGAGTGGCGTAACTTATCCACTAATACAGAAATCTCGTGATGAATTCCTTGCTGCGTGGAAATATGACCCATTGCAGGGCTTGCCTCGATTCGTTATATCCTTTCCGCAAAATGAAATTGTTACTTTGCGCCTCTATCCAGCACCCTCACAGTTCTTCGAGTTTAATTTGCGTGGAAAGTTTCAGAAAACAGAAATGGATAAAGACTCGGATATGAGTGATTTTCCTCAATACTATATCCGCTTTCTGCTTTATGCCTGCGCACGAGATATCAGTATGTTCAAAGGAAGAGCTAGCGCGTGGACTGAACGCCTAGAACAAATCTACCAAGAGTCCAAGGATATTATGGAAGCTGCCAGCGAAGTTAACTTATCTATTGCTGGAGATGAACAAAGTTTGCTCAATGGAGCATGGCGAGTCAGGTCGGGGATATAGGAATGCCAATAGAACAGCTACCCATATTTTGCTATTACGATCAGCAACGATTCAAACAATTCAGCTCACAAGATGCCGCGAACTGGTACGGAATCGAAGCGCCAACCGGAAAGCAAAAACAAGCGCTCTATCCCGCTATGGGAAGAAAGCATATAACTTTTCTAGGCCAAAATAAGTTTATCTATAATTCTCAAGCACGAGATGTATTCAAAACAATTGACTTTATGTACGTCATTGTTGGCTCAAGACTTTATCAATACGATAAAAACTTTAACAGAAAAACCATTTCAAGCACCATTTCATTGACTGGTGAGCCTTGGTTTGACTTCCTTCCAGTAGGAACATTGGTATATGCCATGCTCACCGATGGAACTAATATCCATCTAATTACAGAAGACAACGGCATAACCACCTCTGATATTATTACAGATACAAATGCTCCTGATAATCCTGTCTATGTTGCAGCTTTTGGCAATCGATTTGTAGTAAGCAGCAAGAATAGCAACGTGTTTACTTTAAGCGCTGTAAATGTATTCGGTGGTGCTTCAGGATGCTTCACAATCAACAATGCGCCTATTTTCGCAAGTGCATCTGGCGTGATAAGACAATTTGGCGTGCTCCATGGCCAACTTTATATTTTCAACGATTACACGACTGATGTATGGGCTAATATCCAAACACAAATCACAGTGGGCGCCGTAACCCGCGAGTTTCCTTGGAAGCTTAACACGTCATACAACTGGGATTATGGTATTGCCGACCCTTTATCGTTATCAATAGACTTTGGTCGTATGGTCTGGCTTGCCAGAAGCAAAGGCGGTCTCGTCTCCTACATGGTATCTGATGGTCAAGCACCACAAGACATGGACACGCAGGCAATTAACGTTCTTTTAGAAAAAATTTCTGAAGTAAGTGAATTAAATCCATTCTTATCAGGAAATACCGATTGCTTTTTGTATCAATGGGAAAACACCATATTTTACCGTTCTGTAGCAGGTAAATTCATGGACTTTGGTATTCTTGATGTAGAAAGCTCGGCAAATGCTATCGAATATAATTTCGACACAAAAACATGGGCTCGTGTAATCGAACTTAATGGTGAACGAAACAGAATTCAAAAGCATGTCTACTTCTCAAACATGCACATTGTTATTGTAGAGAAAGACAATGCACTCTATGAGATGGCAGGAAATATTTATTACAATGAGCTCTTAAATCCTGACAGAGAAAGTGACCAGGCAGCTGACGCATTTACTCCATATCCCATGCGTTATGAACTAACAACTATGCAAATATATCAGCCAGATTACTCGGAGTTTATTGATGAATATCTCGAAATTGACTTTGTTTTTGGCTATAAAACGTTTTTTAAGAGCAGTGCGCCATTCCTTAACACGGTTTTTATTGTTGATGAGTCATCTACTGATGAAGTACCTATTTATCTGATTACAGAGG